TAAATTTTATCATTTTAGCTTTTAAAGTCCACTACAAACAATACAAAAAGCGGTATTTATTGTTAACATAATGTATGTTATAGGACGCTAGGCCACAATATTTTATACAGGATTGCAGCAGTCCAGACTTTTTGCTCCCACGCTCCCGGAGTTTATACATACATCAGCAGGAAAAAATTCAGTTTTTGTTACCGGGAAAGTTTAAATCTTTACAAGGTTTTTGCTGCTATGGCTTTTATACTTCTTTTACATTTTTTCCACGTTACGCTATTTACTTATTGTATCAATCATTTGTCTATATAACGCATATACTTAAATCTTGTTTACTCTCTTACTTTTATATTGTTATCTTACTTTAAACATTAAAACCTAAACCAATAATGTTATGTTGCTATCGCAACATGTACGAACTTAGCAAACCTAAACCATATAGAATGTTGTGTTGCTAACGCAACACATACGAACATACACGAAAGGCTAAAGGCAAGGATAGGGGGTACACCCCCTTTTGAACTTGTTAAACATAAAAATATATCTCTCCCCCATAATTTTCCCTAAAAGAGTTTTCCAACAATCAGCAATCGTATTGTATCTCTTTGCAGTCGCCATAAGAGAACGCTTTTATACCTAAGAGCAGTCTTTACACGATATGCAACAACTTATAAGCGAAAAGAAACAAAACATCTCTAAACTCAAATTTGAGCGTCTAAAAGACCAACTATTTCATTTTATGAAACAGTTGGCTATTTTTATGCCCGATTTAAAGGATAGTGCCTTTTTGTGGGAATGTTTACAATCAGAGGTCAAAAAAATTTCTTTCCAATAAAAGAGTACACTCAATAACACGTTGATTAGTGCTAGGGTTGGAGTGTATAAGGAGAAATCTATGATAACTATCTACTTCAATCCGATATTCAAAGAAGCCAACGAAACTAAAAAGAGATACAGGATTATGAAAGGGTCAGCAGGAAGTGGCAAGTCGGTTGACGTTGCACAAGACTTTATCCTGAAGCTCTCCAGCGAGAAGTACAGAGGTGCGTCTTTGCTGTGCGTGAGGAAAGTAGAAGAAGCCAACAGAAAATCCACGTTTCCCGAATTGAGGAAAGCCATTTATAAGATTTTCGGGAGAGAAGCAGACAGGCATTGGACTATGAGGTCGCAGCCGTTGTCATTAATATGCAACGATACAGGGAACGAAGTATTGTTTGCAGGAATGAAAGATGACGACCAAAGAGAAAAAGTGAAGTCCATTACGGTAGCGCAAGGCGACATAACGTGGATATGGATAGAAGAAGCCACAGAATTAACGGAAACTGATGTTGACACGCTGGACGACAGATTAAGAGGTAAGCTGTCCAACCCGGAACTCTATTATCAAATAACCATGACATTCAATCCTGTTAGCGCAGACCATTGGATAAAGTCGAGGTATTTTGACGTTAGGGATAAAGACGTATTCACACATCACTCTACATATAAGGACAATTTGTTTTGTGACGAAGCGTACAAAACAAGAATGAAGAAAATGGAAAAGGACAACCCGGAGCATTACAAGGTATATGGACTTGGCGAGTGGGGATTAACTGGCGGTCAGTTTTTCAGCGAATGGAGCGAAGCAAGACACGTTGTAAAGCCGTTCCCAATTCCGCAGCATTGGACTAGGTATAGGGTAATGGACTGGGGGAGCGCAAGACCTTATGCGGTTTACTGGTTTTGCGTAGACTTTGACGACAACATCTATGTTTACAGGGAACTGTACGGATATGGCGGCAAGCCGAATGTTGGTACTAAAGAGAGTGCCTTGGAAGTGGCAAAGAAGATAGTTGCCATGGAAAAGGACAAAGACAAAGACATGATATATCAGGGAATACTTGATAACGCTTGCTGGACTAGGACAGACCCAGGCTATCCGTCAATTGCGGAAACGATTAACACAGAATTGTATAACCATGGTTGCAGGACGTTTGTTCCCAGCGTAAAGGGAAGAACCCAATGTGCGGAGCAAATGCACCTAAGACTTAAAGGCAAAGAGCCTAAGATAAAGTTTTTCAGTAATTGCCACCACGCTATAAGGACAATTCCTTTACTGGTGCATGACAATAACAATCCCGAAATGCCTAATACCAATGGCGAGGACCACGCTTATGACGCTATTGCCTACGGTTTAATGGCTAGACCCTGCTCAACAGAGGAAGAACTACCCAAAGACGAGTGGAGCAAAGAGGACGATTACGGCAGCAACGAAGAAACGACTACTACATCATGGGGTGCTTAATGATAAGTTTTGGCAGGATAGACAGGAAGAACTCAATAGGGTTGTTCGTTAAAGGACACGCAAACAGCGAGAAAGAAGCAACCGCCCCAAACGGACAGAATATGGTTTGTGCGGCGGTAAGTGCCATTTCATTAACGGCTTGCGTGGCTTGTCAGAAACACTCATGGGTAAAATACGAAGAAAAAAAAGGCGAGTTGCGTTTCACAGCAGATAAAATTCCTGCAACGACAGCACTTGTCGAGGGAGCTTTAGACGGACTGGAAATGATTAAGAAACAATATCCTAACAGTTTTGAGGAATGAGAGGGAAAAATTGGAAAAGGTAAGCGAACAAGCTACACAACAAAAAGTCATATATAGCGCAGGACACGTTGGCCTAACCAAAGCTCCAGAACTGGAAAGGTACAGAACGTGGTTTAAAGACAGCGTAGATAAAATGGACGACTGGCGAAGTGACGCTAAAGAGGACTATGGATTTTATACTGGCGAAGCTCAATGGACTAATGGCGACTTAGAAAAACTAAAGAACGAGAAAAGACCTGCAATAACCATTAACAGGATTAGACCACAGATAAACGTATTGTGCGGTTATCAGAGGATTAACAGAACAGATATAGACTTTCTACCTAGAACAAATGACGATAGCAAACTTTGTGAGGTAAGAAAAGGTGTCACAAAATACGTCATGGACAGCAGCGACTACGAATATGCGGAAAATGATGTTTTTCGTGACGGAGTTGTTACTGGTCTAGGGTGGTTTGAAGTAGGATACAAGTTTAAATATCCTACTTTGGACGGTGACGCATTTGTTCGCAGAGAAAGTCCTTTTAATATTTATGTAGATAGCGAAAGCAGAGCAACAGACTTTTCGGACGCTAAATACATCATTAGGGCAAAATGGGTAGACAAGGAAGATTTAGAGAGCGTTTACCCAGAATACAAAGAACAGATAGAAGCACAGCAGAGAATATATGACGAGGACGAGCAGGACAAAGACGAAGATTATTCCGATTGGTCTTTGTACTGGAACGAAGAAAAGAGAAAGCTAAGATTAGTCGAATGTTGGTACAAAGAACAGACTAATGACGAGTTTTTCATATTAGATACTGGCGAAACGATAAGACAATGCAACATGACGGAAGAAATAGTAAATAGCGGTCAGGTTGTAGGACACATGAACATGCCGGTAACGGTTGTGAAAGTCGCAACATTTTTCGACCAAGTATTGCTAGAGGATAAAGAAAGTCCTTACGAGCATGGCGAATTTCCTTTTGTGCCTTTTGTTTGTTATTACAACGGTGAGGGTGACGAGCCAAGCGGTGTAGTAAGAGGATTAAAAGACGTACAGAGGGAGATAAACAAGAGAAGAAGCCAGACACTTCACATCTTGAATACCCAAGCTAATAGCGGTTGGATTGCTGAAAGAACGGCATTAACACCAGAACAGCAAGCAAAGCTAAAGGAAAGCGGAAGTACACCCGGAACTCTTATCACAGTAGCAGACCAAGCCTTGACGACAGGGAGAATTAGGGAAATATCACCTAAAGCACCGCCAACCAATACGCAGAGCGCAACGCAAGAAGCAGAGAATGACATGGTAGCCATTAGTGGTATCAATGAAAGTCTAATGGGAACTGATGTTGCTGCCAACGCAAGCGGCAGAGCAATAGAACTCAAACAGAAACAAGCGGTAACACAGATTGTTCCCATACTTGATAATTTGCGTAAAGCTAAAAAATCAATTGCCTATCTGTTATGGGGGTCAAGAGGACATAAAGGAATTATCCCCCAATACTATACAGAGGAAAAAACTTTCAGAATTATCGGTGATAATGGAAAGCAATCCTTTATGACAGTAAACCAACCACAGCAACAGCAAGACCCATTGTTAGGAACTATCAATGGAGTGCTGAACGACCTGTCACAAGGCGAATTTGATGTTGTTGTAGCTGACAGTCCACAAAGTTCTACGCAGCGTATGAGCCAATTTTGGAGCTTAACGGACGCAGTACAGAAACTAGGAGTGCCTGGAGAAATGGTATTTGACATAATCCTGCAACTATCTGACATTCCAAATAAAGAGGAAATATTGCAGAGGTGGCAACAAAAGCAGCAAGCGCAGCAGG